CGCCAGTTTCAGCAAACGGATTAGCAACTAGGCCGTATCTCGTTTTGAAACCGATTTTCGGTTGGAAAGTGTCTTGTCCAACAGCTCTAACCATTTGTAGAGGCACATATGGGCAGTAAAATAACCCTGCATCATATGGACTAGTACCTTTGTAACCTACAACAAAGTATTGTTTTGCTGTGTTGTTAGCAGAGTACGGGTCGATGTACACTTTAAATCTGCCGTTAAGAACACCAGCAAAAGTATTGCCTGTGTCATCAACGTTCAAATTGTTGTTTAACGCTGGAGCGTAGTCTAAAACACCAGCCATTTGTAAAGCAGAGGCAACATCTGAAGAACAGATAATCATATTACCTTTTCCACGTCTTGTTCTCTGTGCTATTACGTTAGCTTCTCTCTCTACTTGGAACATAAGTCCTTTGAATCTCTCAACTGACCATCTTCCATTTGAGTCTGTATCTAAATCAAAGATACCCTCAGTAGTTGTGTTTACTGTACCTGTGTTAGCAGATGCACCTTTTTCAGCGTTGATGTAGATAGTTCTAACAACTTCTCTGTTGATTTCCGCAAGGATTTCAGCAGACAATATGTTTGCTAGTTCTGTCTCTGCATCTAAACCGTGGATAGCTTTAAGGTCTTGAGCTAATTCCATAGTGTATTCTGCTTTAAGAGCTCTTGACTTCGCAGTAACTGTAGATTTCTCAATTGAGAAAGCCATTTCAGCAAATGCGTTGTTAGATGAATCTCCTAATGCTTCAGCAGTAGCAGTTGTCATTGCAGTTCCTTTTTTGAAAGAACCAGCTGGACTATCATTTAAGATAGCAGGATTAGAACCAGCGTGACCGCCAGCTTCTTGTCCTGTTGTTGAATCACCAGCAGCGTTTCTCGCAGCAAAGTCAGTATCAGCTTCATCAAATAGTGCTTCTGCACCAGTTGCTGAAGTATATCTACTTCTCATTGCAAAGATTAGTCCAGTTGGACCAGTCATTGGTTGAACGCCTGCAATATCGTATGCAATTAGATTTGGCATTGCTCTTCTAACTAAACTGATTAGAATTGGGTCCCAATTCGTAGTACCAGCTGTAGAGTTAGTAGGAGCTGCTTCTGTCATAAATGCAGCGTCTTCTTTTTGTGCTCTTTCTTGGTTTTCCAAGATAGTCGCAGTAACGGCACGTCTGTAAGAATCACTAATTTTTGGTAAATCAGGATGCTCTAGGACTGGCTGCCATTTTTTTTCGTAAGTTTCGGATAAGTACATATCTTCTTCTCTCCCTATTTGTATTATTTATTAGACAATTTAATGTCTTTTGTTTTACTTATAGCGGCGCTATAAGCAGCCATGCTGTTTGTTAATTCTTCAGGATTAACCTGAGAACCATCGCCTACCGCTACATCATCTATATCATTCGATTTAGCTTCTTCTTTTCCACCAAAGTAAGAATCTTTAATAGTTTTTACTTTGTTTGTGAAGTCTTCCTCGTTAGTGTACTCAACTTCTTCAGCAAGTTTGTTAAACTTCTCTTTTTGAGTATCAGTCAATTTATCAGAAACAGCTTTCGCTATATCATCTTTTTTTAATTCACCAATCTCTTTATTATGTTTAACATTCTTTTCAATTTCTTCGTTAAGTTTTTTCTCAAGGTCTTCTATTTTAGAAGCTTGATCTTCAAGCACATTATATTTTTCATCTGGAACATCTATATAGTGGTCTTCAAATAATTTTTTCAAACCCCCAATAAAGTCCTCAGCAATTTCGCCTTTGATACCTCTCTCAATAGCAATCTTGTTTTCTTGCATCCATTCCTCAACAACATAGTTAAGGTAACTGTCTACTTTTTCAACAAGTTCAGCTTTGTGAGATTCAGTATCTTCTTTTAATTTAGTGTCATACTCGCCTTGTAATCTTTTTGATTCTGCTTTAACTTTTGCTTTAATAGCAGTTTCAAAGATTGTCGCAGCTTTCTGTTTAAATTCTTCAGATAAATCAGAGTCGCCAACAAGTGCGTCAACGTCAGCTTTAATGTCAAGTTCTTGTTCTTCTTTTTTAACTTCTTTAGAAGAAGTTTCCTTGTCATCAGCTTTAGCGTCAACTGTTTCTTTTTTAGCGTCTTCTTTTTCGTCTGCAGATTTAACAGTTTCTTCTTTTTTCATACCCTTAATGTGAGATGGCTCTGAGCCAACTTGCGCACTTTTAGATACTTTGTCAGAAACTTGTTTAGTCGATTTTGAAGCGTCTGGATTACTGTCTGTTGGTTTAACAACAGCTGGGCCTAAATCTTCAGCATCATTTTTTAGATGCGTAGGTTCAGCCGCTACAGCGTTTTTCTTCGGAGCATCAGCCTGCGGGTTTGCACTCGCTTCGCTAACTTCCTTT